GATTTATCTGATGATATGAAGCATGCTGCTTCAAAGTTGTTATCTTCTGCTGCTCTTCTTGAGTTTATAGCACCATCAATAATTACTTTTATAGATTCTTCTACATTTTGATCTACAGCACCTATCTGTTTTAAAGATGCAGCAAATATTCCTATATCATGTCCAAAAGCAGATCTAGTTAATAAATCATAATTTCTAATATCCCCTATAATACATTTAATGTTAGGAAATCTTTTCTTAAGATAATAATGTTTTGCCTCATCTCTTGAGTACACTGTGATTTCATTATCATTATAATAACGTTCTACTAGGTGTGACCCTAAATAACCAGCACCTCCAGTAATAAATATTTTTTTATTTTTTATCATAGTGTACTATAATACTCATTTTGTTTTTCTTGTCTTTTGATCTCTTTAGGGTGATATAAACACCATTCTTCATCTATTGGCAAATGTGATTCTGTTTTATATCCTTCTAACACTTCATGGACTTTATTTTTCCAATATATAGCATCATTATTTTTATAAATTCTCCATTGTGAGTCTGGGAAATTAACCCACCCTTTAGCATTTACATGCCATCTCCATTTTTGTATATGTTCTTCTGTTAACCCTTCTACAGTATTAATTCTGGGAACCTTAATAACATCCACTTTAGAGTTTGATTCTAATACAGCAGGGAGATTTTTAATAAGGGATAAATGTGGAAGTTCATCAGCATCAATTTGAAATATCCAATCACCTTCACAATATTTAGTTAATTTATTTTTCCATTTATCAAAATGACCATCAAATTCAGAACTTCTCCAAGTTTGTACATTTGGGAGTTTATTAAATTTTAAAAGGTAACTTAATACTTCAGGGTTTCCGTTCTTTTCATCAAAGAGTACTACAATTTCATCCTGTTGTCTTTTATTGTTTAACAGTAATGAAACAAGTTTCTGTATTTCAAGAAACTCATTACATACTGTTACTGCATAACTTATTTTCATATTTTATTCTGGTATTACTTCAATATACGAAAGGGCTTCCATGAAATCACGTTCATTAAAACTTTGTAGTGTAGTCATATCGGCTCTAAATTTAGCGCCTTTATATCTTTTAGAATCTTTGGGCTCAACTTTCATTACTTTAACTGCTCCCCATTTCCAATTATCTCTACTGTTACCTTGGGCAAAAACCATACCCTTATCTTCTACATTAATAGTACTAGGTATCCATATCTTACCACTTTCTTCTTCTTCATCTATTAATACCTTATATAAATCTGGGAGTAATTCCATTTGTTCTTTAAAGAAATCTGAGCCCTGTACCATTATAGAGTTATGTTGGAAACCACAACCATAACACATTTCTATATTAATATCTTTACTTATCTCTTGTTTATAACAAGCATCAGAACCACACCTAGTGCATTCCTTTAATTCATCAAAATTCATATTAGTTTATTTTCTTTAGTTTAGGTAAATTTAATTTAGGTAAATTTAATTCTACTTTTTCCGAAAAAACGGGTGTTGACTCATCCAACTTAGCAGTAATTAAATTATACATAACATCCCAACTAAAATTAGTTTTAACATATTGTTTTTGTTGTCTACCCTTCTCAGCAAATTGTTTATACTTTTTAAAGCAATCTTTTAATGCTCTTTTTAAATGTATAGAACTAACTTGGAACCATTTTGATTCTTTAACCAACCAGTCATTAGCAGCTGATTCATGAACGTTTTCTAGGTTACCAGCTAGTAAAGTAGTAAATGATGGATTTAAGAAATCAATATGCCCAGACCAACCTGAAGCTATAATTGGTTTTCCAGTTGTAGAAAATTCTAATAATGGTCTACCAAATCCTTCCCCTTTGGTTGTTGTAACCATAGCTTTTACTTTAGGGTGCTGATACAATTCATTAATTCCTTCATCACTAAATTCTCCATTTAAAAGGTAAACATTAGGTAAATCAGTTGAATTAACTGAACGTTTAACTTTAGCTATTCTATCTAGAATTGTTTCTCTACTCATGTATGAAGATGTTCCTACAGAACACTTTAAAATAAGAGCGGGTTTAGATCCTTTATGATTTTTAAATGTTTCATAAAATTCTTTAATTAAAACACCAACGTTTTTTCTATCATGTCCTAATGCTCCTTGCATCCAATGACCTACAAATAAGTAACAAAATGATTCTTTAATATCAGACAAATCAATTGATCTTTTAGCATCTTTATCTAAAGCTTTATAAACGTCTAGATTAACACCTTCAAACACTACTTCAATTGGTTTTTGTAATACAACCTCTCCAATTTTGTTGTTTGTTCTACTATCCATCTTATCAAACTTAGCATTTGTGAATACGGTTTTAGCGTGTTCTGATGATACCCAATTAACATCCATTCTATTTAATCCTTCAATCCATTCTGCTTTAGTAGCATCAGATTCGATTCCAGCAGTTAAACCAATATTAAATTTACCTACAGATTGAAACTCATTAGGAATTGTTACTTGCATCCACATATCAGGTTGCTCTTGATTCCATTCTCTAGTAGCCAGATAATTTAGTAAAAAATTCCATTCTGGGTGTGCTTTGCAAAAACCCCATGAAGTTTCTCCCCATCTCTGAGATAGTAATTCTACTTGATATTTATCACTTTTTATAATTGCTTTAATAACATCACGAGCGCGTGCTCCATATCCACTGTAAGTGTCAAAAGGTGATGATATTACAAATCTTGGTTTGCTCATTAGTATATTATTTTATGGTTTAAGAAATTTCCTTTAAATTCGTTTGCATTTATTAATTCATATTCTTCTCTAGGCTTCCAGATTTCAAATAATTCATCAAATGCTTCTATTACTTTTACTGATTGATGATCGGATGTAAAACCAGCTTCCTTACTTATAGCCCATTCTCTACCTTTTAATCCTCTTGCTTTTCTGTCTTCAGGAGATAATTCATATACTTCCTTTATTCTATCAGCAGCATCTTCCCATTTACATCTATCATCAAATATATAAGGTGTTTGAGGTGATCCTTGTAATGAACGTGTAACTGGATAAACTGGAAATGCCCATTCACCATGTTTTTTATAAGTACCTCTATGATTAGAAGGAACATCAGCACTAGGTACAAACCATTTACCATCATTATCTACAAATCTCATTTGGTCTTGCATACCACCTGTAGTGTTAGCTATTATTGGAGTACCTGATAATATTGCTTCTGTAATCGTTAATCCCCATCCTTCATTTGAAGTTAATAGAATTTGAACATCTGCTATATTATATAAAAAATTTAATTGTTGTTCTGAGAATCTATTTTCTAATATAATACAATTTTTTATGTAATCCTCACCTAAAAGATATTCTCTAACTTTATTTAAGTCTGTACCTGGTTCTGTAACCATTTCTGATTTAATGACTAAGTAACATTTTTTTGCTTTTTCTTTAGGTAATGTATCTAAAAACGATCTAAAAGCTAATATAGTATCTGGGATTTGTTTTCTTCTGATGTTTCTTGAATTAAAATATACTACAAATTCAGGAACAACACCATTAAATAAACTCTTCTTAAATTCCGAAAGCTCTTTATTAGGCTCAGTTATTGGAAAGTATTTGCTTTCATCCTTACCATGAGGAATATATTTGAATATTTTATTTTTCTCAGCACCTTTTAATACTAGTTTATTAATATTAACAGTTTGTTTTGAAATCCCCATTAATAAATCACAAGCTTCATAGTATGGTTTATTATACATTGGAGCAGGATAATCATCCCAAATATTTAAGTATGTAATCGGAATTGATTTTCTTAATTCTTGTTCCATGTTAAAGATATAGGTAAAATATCTTGGATCTGTAAATAAAAGGATTGCATCTGGTTTTTCTATAGTAATTACTTCCCTTAATAAGGTTGGATTACCATATCCATCACATGGGTATAGTAAAACGTTAGAATCTTCTAACCCATTTTCTTCATTTGTACTTGTACTTAGATCTAATCTTTTACCTGCATCTGGGTGTTTGATTGCACCTCCTAATTGAACCCAGTTAAAATGTTGAGCAGTACCAACTACTATTTCTTTAGCAACGGTTGCAACACCTGAATGTACTCTAATATCATCACATATTAGAAGTATTTTTTTTCTTTCATCCTTAGGGATGTACTTAAAGTCTTTATTCATATGGTTATAATTCGATATTTACTTGATTAGTTATTTGTTTACGAAAATCTTCATCTGTAAGATACAAAAACAGAGCGCGATCGGCAAGTTTTTGGAATGAAAACTTACGTTTAACACATTCAATCTTGAAATTTTCGAATAAATCACTTTGGACTTTAACACTAGTTAGTGTCATTTTTTGTTTGTTACTCATAGTCTTTATTTATTAAAACATTTATTTATTGTTATACGTATATCAATATTATTTAAAATGCGCTCCTGCTCCACATAATTCTTTATCAGTTGAGTAAGGGCAAAAATTGCAATTCCATTTAGAAGGTGATTTAGGATACATTGATTCTTTGATTCTTCCACTAGAATTAAAACATTCACTTATAAAGTCATTAATAGCCTTTTTTGCTCTACCTAATTTTATTTTTCCACTTGGTGGAGCAAATTGTTGCACTCTATATGATTGATAAGGTGACATTAAATTTTCGTCATCCGCATCTAATACCTTTCTTTTAAGTATAAAAAATTCAATTTCAATCTTGTCTAATGGTATACCATATTGTTCAGAGAAATATTGTTTATATAATAATAGTTGGTATTGTTTTTCTTCGTCTTTTTTATTGTAATCATTCCACCCTTTAGTGCTGGTTTTTATGTCGATTATCTTGAATGTATCTGTTCCTTCATGGTATGTGACAACGTCTAGATACCCCATGTATAACACGTTATTTAACATTTTATTTGGCGCTATTATTAGTGGTAGTTCACAACCAACTAAATATGTACCCTTTTTACTAAAATATCTACTACGTTTTTTCTTAAACCATTCTAATATAGCAACACCATCTTCAAAAAATTCCCTCATTTCGACTGCATCAGAGAAATGTTGATTTTTATTTGCTTTATATTGCTTTTGATATTCAGCTATATACTTTTCTTGGAATAATTCTTCCATGTTTATGTCTCGATCAGCAAATGCAGCCGATTGCTCGTACATTACATCTAAATAATGTTGCATTACTTCATGGACAGCAGTACCAAAAACAGTATGAATAGATGAGGTAAATCGCTTTATCTTATCTTTATATTGTAACTTCCACCTATATTGGCAACCTCTAAATATTGTCATCTGAGAATATGATATATTCTTTTGATATGCAAAATTTATTGCCTTAGGTGGATTGTTAATAATATCCTTTACTATTTTAGGTATTTTTCTTGCCAAATTATTTTTTCCATTTATTACGTCCAACTAACAATGCAATAATACCATAGTTAGCTATATCAATAAAAGTATCTTCCATACCTTCACCTTTTACATAATTCTTACCATTAATTAACAGATTTTTTAATCTACTGATTTTGTCAGTTAATCTGATACATAGACCAGTTAATGAAAATTTCTTATCCTCTTTATTATTAAGAATGTCTCCACCCAATGTTATGTTGTTTAAACCATAATCCATATGTTTAGCAGCAAACATATCATACATTTCGTTTTGTATTGTTTTAAATTCTTTTGATAAATGTGGGTATTCTTTTTCAAATATTTTTACTGCTGAAATTGTACCAAATTTTGAATCCATAATTTCTCTATCGCTCATGTTTTTAACTTTTTTTTCCAATTTATCGTAATAATTTGTGACTGAACTACCCATTGATTTGTAATTTTGCTTTAAATTCACTATAATACACATTTAAGCAATTAATTCTATCATCAGCATCAACTAACATTACAAGTGCTTCTTCTGCATTTTTGTAAAAATCACCTGTTGAATGGTCTCCAATACCAACTCCTTTATTGCCTAATAAATCTATTGATAATAGTGCTTTGGCTTTATCTGCTTCTGCAGATGTCATAAACATGGTGTATAATTCTTTTGTCATTTTAATAGTTGTTTAAGTTCTTTTTTATCAATTCCTCTATCTGTTAATATACGACTGATTTGTGAGGTATCCAACAAAGTTATATATTCTTTTGCTTCTTTGATTGAACATTCGAAATAATCTTTAATATGATTAGATAAATCCTTATTAGGTTGTTTAACTGAGGATTTTATGTACTTGTTCCACTTATTATTTTTAGGAATAAATTCTTTATAAATAGAATATATTTCTTTTTTATTTTGTGGTAACGACTTTTGCACTTCATTAACTAAATCTATATAGTTTGGGTCCATAGATAAAAACCTATGTACCATATAACTATTCCAAACCTCCCAGTCTTTATCTGTAAAAGATTCAACTGGTGGTTTGGTTGAGTTAATTGCCTTTAACCAATCAAAGACATTTTTCATTAAATAAGTTCTTCTTTAAGTTCTTCTCTTAAATCCTTAGGTACAGAACTTAATAATATCTTACCTGTTACAGCATCATAAAATACTGGTATTGGTAGTAAAGCATCTTCATCTGTTCCTGTTATAAATTTAGACACAGTACGTAATACTACTCCTTGTAAAAATACACTTCCTCCTTTAGAATTTACTACAGCTGATGTGTTTTTTAGATCAATTGGTGGTCCTTGTTGTTGTGGTTGATTTTGCATAATTATTTATTATTTATTAAATTTTGGGTTAAACTCATTATATTTATTTCCTTGTCAATTCGAAAATTTGCTTTATACTGGTGTTCATTAATTAATATAGCAGCTGTACCCTCCTTACCTGGTAGGTATTCAGTAGATCTTTCATATAATGCTCTAAATAACTCATCAAAATCATCTATATTAGCGTCTGCTATAATTTGACGTATTGTTTTAAAATCTGCTTTATTGGATAATTCGTTGATTACTTTATCTATATAATTAGATGATACCAATATCGATTTATCTAATTGTAGGTTATTATCTATTGTAGATAACTGTATAGTGTTGATGCACTTGCGTAAATCAGGATAATACTGATTGACTAATGGTACTAAGTCTTGCATTTCGAATCCTATCTTCTCTTCACCTAAAACCCAAGCTAAGTGTCTAGCTACATCTTGTTTAGAAGGAGGTACAATTTTTAATACATGACATCTAGATTGTAGAGGATCTATAATACGCTCTACAAAATTACAAGTCATTATAAAACGCGTCGTACGAGAGAAAGTTTCGATGACATTACGAAGTGAAGCTTGCGCTTGTATAGTAAGAAAATCAGCTTCATCCAAAATGACCACCTTAAGTGGTTTAAAAGAAGCGACGCTCGCAAATCCTTGTACTTTATCCCTAATAGTCTCAATACCTCTTTCATCTGAGGCATTGATATAAAGACTATCACAATCGAGATTTTTAACACAAAGTTTAGCAAGAGTAGTTTTTCCTGTACCTGCTGGTCCATAAAATATTAAATTTTGAATATCATTCTGTTCTAAATACTTTGATATAGATTTTTTGATATTTTCATTACCAACATAGTTTTCTAAAGTACTTGGTCTATATTTTTCTACTAATAAACTATTGTCCGTATTCGCCATATAATGAATATTTCTTTTCTGGTTCTATAATTACTTCTTCCTCAGTGGTTGATATTGCGTATAATTCACTTTTTAAAGGAGCAAGTCTGTATTCACCTTTAAATCCTGTTTTTACCATGTAAGCTTCTAAACAATCAGTTAATGTTTTATGTAATGGACCATC